CGAGAGATATGTAGGCTCTGGGTATCGAGACCTTCGGGTCCGACGAACCAGACGACTATATTCGCCTACTGGCGAACTCCCAGAAACGCATGGCCGACCATCAGGTCGGGCATAGCCCTTGAGAATGCTTTCTCAAAGGTTGTTTCTAACATCGCGAACGTTTCCTCGCCATCAGGTGAAGGAAACGGACCGATACCAACCGTGGTGCTCTGACTGATGTCAAAGAACCACTGTGGTTGAACGCTATTCAACGCCGATATTATATCGTCATTGGTGATCGCGTTAAAGTCGGGGACACCATAATGGTGTAAACCGCGGCTTTCACACTCATCCCATACCTGCTGGTATGTCTGAGTGTATGGTCGGGTGTTAAATACTTTTAACGGACCCGATCCCATTATAAGCTCTTGAAAGAGGTTACCTCTCATCGAGAACTTAGCGAACTCCTCGAATGATAAGATGTTATCATCGTGGGCTCGTGACAGGACCCTTCTGGGCTCTGTTCTAACATCGGGGTACCTATTACATAGGTCGCGCCATGTTATACCGCCGACGTGCTGTTTTATCAAAAGCAGTTGGTCGACGATGCCTTCCTCGTAGCGTTGAATGCTTTCAACCCCACGGGAAGATACGTTAGTGTTGAGTCTTCTAAATACTTTTAGATCCTCCCTAACGTCTAACCCCAGAAGTAACTTCGATAGAAGCCACTTGTGAGGTTCTGGGCTCCGCTCGAAGTATAATTTATACTCAGATCGTGAGCCTAGGCCAAAGCCTCCCACAGACTGTGGGAGGTGAATGGCCCAATGGGCCCGTGGATTCCTAGATACTCTAGGTAGTAACGGCCCCATTCTCTCAATGAAGAGGTTCCTGATGGAAGCCTTCTTTGAGACTGTCCAGAAGCGGTTATCATTAGGTAACCATTCTAGACATCCACCAAGCTGTTGGGATTTTCCAATCGCAACATTCTTGTTGTCCTTCGCTACCCGGGCGGATTCTCCGCGTTCGAGTAGACGAACCTTCACAGAATCCACTATTGTGGAGAGGGAGTAGTCTTCCTTATGGAAGGGCTGCCCATACTTTAGGTTCATTAGATTAATGATCCTTTCTGTGTATTTGACACATATTTTAGAATAGCCATGCTGGCCTTCAGATATGTGTGAACCCGCTCGGAGATGACATTTTGTGATCTCCTGCAGGTAATTCAGGGGTCCACGAGCAATATGGTCGTCGCCCCCGATATGGATGAACCGCCACGACTTATGTGGTGCCGGCTCATCCGTTACTAGTATATCCTTCCTCTTTATAGAGGTTAGGAATGCCAGTT